CGAAGAGTCTCTTTGGAACTGGCAGCGTTAGCTGAGAGTTCTAAGGGAATGTTCGATAAAAAACTCTTTAGAAAAGAAAATAGTTTGCTATTGTTGGAGACATCGTCTTCAACTCATAAGGTTTCTTGACTTGGTATGTTCTCTGATCCATTTAGGCTTGAATTTTCAGGCCTAAAAGAATTAATGGAACAATACATGTCGGAAGCTGGATATGAGAGACTTTTAGATACTTGAGAAGATATTTTTAAACAAAAAATTAGTGTTTTTAAATTCAACTCATTATTAACTAAAGGTGTTGAGAAACAGAATTATTCTGTTGGTCAACTCTCTCGAAAGTTGGAGCCTGCTGGAAAAGTTAGGGTATTTGCAATGGTAGATGTATGGACTCAGTCTATACTTAAACCTTTACATAATATGCTTTCAGCTTTTCTGGCTTCATTACCTAATGACGGTACGAAGGACCAAGTGGCTTCTTGAAAAAGAGGAGCGCTTAAATCTTTGTGCGGCCGTTCAGCCGGTTTTGATTTGTCTGCCGCTACGGATAGATTACCCGTTTCTCTGCAGGTTGCTATTTTGACACCTATAATTGGTCGAAAATTAGCTAATTTGTGGAGAGATATTCTAGTAAAACGTAGTTACTGACTGGCATGAACAGATGACGAAAAGACATTATTTGAAAAATGTCCTTCTAAATGTTCTAAGATTCAAGGAGTTTCTATAGGTGAAGGTGACGGAGTTAGTTTATACTACTCAGTCGGCCAACCTATGGGAGCCCTTTCTTCTTTTAATATGCTAGCTGTAACACATCACTTTATTGTACAATTAGCTTACATTCGTACTTTATCTAGTATTGAAAGAAATAAAATCTTTCTCTATAAAGAAAAGTTTGAATGATATTCTGATTATGAAATAACAGGTGATGATTTTGTTCACTTTAATAATAAAGATGTAGAGGCCCAATATCTATCTATTATGGAAGATATTGGTGTCCCTATTAATTTATCCAAAAGCGTTGTTGCAAATATTCCTTGTATAGAATATTTAAAAACAACTGTTCTTGGTGGGCAAAACGTTTCGGCCTTATCTTGGAGAATGTTTATATCTAATAATTCATTCATGGGTCGCTTTAGTACTATGTTTTCTCTTATTGATAGAGATCATATAGGAAAAGGAGGACTTATTAATTGAATTATGGATATGACATGTAAAGCAGTAAATAAAGGTAATATTAATATTGCCTTATTTACTACTCTAGTAAGGTATTGAAAAAAGGGTAAACTGTCTTTAACAGTATTGTTAGAAGCTATAGTCGATAAAAAAGATATGACTAAATCTCTTAAGAGTAATATTATTAAAGGAGTTAATAAAGATTATTTAATCTTTTTAACTTCTTCTTTAATTAATAATATACCTTTAATTCCTAGAAAAACGCTAATAAATTTTAGTGTTGTTTCTAAGATTTCTCGTTATATGAAAGAGCAATTATCTAAAAAAGAGAATGCTACTTCTATATACGATAGTGAGATTATGTCTATTAAAATTTTAGACTATATTTTTCCAGAATATTTCTTGTGTGATCCACGTGAAGTGGTCACTATTAATGGAATTAAGTATCCCGTACATAAGTACGAGGATGATCATAATTTCTTTATGTTCAAGAATAGGTCTTCTTTAATAATTCCGATTGATACAATTAGCAAGTGATTAGATAAGGATGGTAATTTCTCATTTTTGTGAGAAGATACCATATTATCAGATCAAAAGCGAATGCGTCAATGTGTCTATGAAGGACCTCTGGAGGAAAAGGCATGGAGAGCACTTCGTGCGGAATTTGCACATATTTTGGATTTCAAAATCTTTACTTCTTTATTAAAGAGATTAAGAATGAAATTCCCTTATTGTGCAGATATAGATA